GAAAAACCCGCACAGTAGTGCGGGTTTATTTTGGTGGACCACCAGGGGTTCGAACCCTGGACACCCTGATTAAGAGTTAATTTACACACCACCTGTAAATGCAGTAAGTACAGTATTTAACAGCATTTTATATTTTCACATCTAGCTATATTTCTGTATATTTTTTAATAAAATGATGTCAAAATGATGTCAAATAAAAAAAGCCCCAGGTAAATAGTACCTGGGGCTTGCCTTACGTCCACCCTCGCAAAGCTAGGGAGATATTTGGATCACCTCTTTACCGATGAATCACTACTCCGATTACTGCTCCCGCTCCCACCATCTGAGATAGGTTGCGTTGCATCCGTAAGCGTTTGATTGTTCTCTTGTCGTTGTCGATTTGCCCCTTCAATTCTGTTAATGAGCTCTGCATTTCTGACAAGGTAACTTCTTGCTTCATGGATAGCATTTTGGCTTTCATCAATTCTGTTTCCAATGTCGAGATTGTATTGTGTGCTTCGTTCAATTCTTCCCTTTGCTTCATGACTAAGGTCTGCGCCTCGGTCAAGGGAAGACTGGATGCTTCGATTAAGTTCAAGGCTTTCTCGTTGTTGTCTTTCAATTCGTTCCATTGTGTTAAGGGAATCGTGATTGTTGCTTCCGGCTGGTTCATGGAAGATGTACCAGCAGCAAAAGACGGAGAGGAGCACAATACCACCGATAACAGCATGGCGGTAACTAAGGCTATTAAGTAAAACTTTGATTTTGTCATACATTATAACCCTCCTGCGTAGTCAGTAATCCCCCTAGCGATGGCACGAACTATAGTATCTAAATCATTAGTCAGCATAGCGTGATCTTCTTCGTTATCAATGAATGCCATTTCAACTAATACTGCAGTTGCATCCGTGCCATTTAGTACCCAAAGGTCGTCACGTTTCTTAACGCCCCGGTCAACTGTATTAATGCTGCGGATGATTTGGCTTTGAATGTCGTTTGCTAATCGTTGGCCATTAAAGGACTTATACAGTGTTTCAGTTCCTCGAGCTTCCGTGTTAAACGCATTACAATGGAGGGACACGAAAATATCTGCGCCCCAAGAATCAGATTCAGAACATACAAGCCCTAAATCATCATCTTGTAAAGTGCGCACATCGCATCCAGCTGTTTCCAAGTAACACGCCAACATTTTGCCCGCATCACGTGCCACGTCGCATTCACGCGTACCATATACAGGGTTAACTGCCCCACTATCCAAGTTAATATCATGCCCCGGATTAATAAATACTTTCATCGTTTATCCTCCTCTTCCAATCTATCGGGAATACCATTATTATTTCTGTCTAACCAAAGTCCTAAGAAGCCTACAATGGCTGCTAAGACACTAGGTGTGAATATGTGGTCAATAATATTGATGCCTACATTAATCAGCTTATTCGCTTCGTCTGACACGTACCCACTAATAAAGGACATAACATATTGAGTGACCACCAATAAAATAGGTACTAGCATAATAAACACTAGCGCCCGAGTAGCTAAAATACCTGTTGGGTGGATGTTAGCCACCCTCACAGATTTATAAGATTGTTTAATTGAATTAATGAGCTTTTGAGGTATGTTCATGAAGTTCATCCTTAATATCCTCAACACGCACTTCTAATGCTTCAACTTTTGCTGACAACAACACTTGCTTGCTCTCAGCTTTTATTCGCTCTGCACGTGATAACTTAATTTCATCTTTCAAATCTTTTAGCGTGTCAGTAAGGACACCCCATTTTTCTTGAAAAATAAGATTATCTTGCATCCGTTGTGAGTCTAATTGTTGTAACAACGGAATAATCAACAATCTATATCCTGCACCTGCAACAACACCCACTATTGTGAGTGTTGTTAAGATGTCGTTCAACTCAAACTGCCAAGTCCACATCTATTACACCTTTCTCCAAAATCCTATAATATCAATAATATAACGTGTGCTCGCTGGTACGCCCCAAGCTTTAATCATACGGCTGTTTCGATCAACATAAACACTATTGTTATTTACATTAACGCTTTTTTCTATTAGTCGTACAGAAACCGGAGAATTCGGTGGAAGCGATGCGATTACGTTACCATTACCGGAAGGGGCAGTTAATACAAAGTCAAAATGCAAGTACCCCCAACCAGTTAATGGGTCGAACGCTAAATATCCTCTGTCCGCACCTCGTTCACCTGCTTTTGCCGTTCCCCATGAAACTTCATATATTTCGATTTGTTGTGAAGTTACTTGTCCACCACCTGTTCCAGGGTCGCCTTTCGGCCCTCTTAAAGCTAGTAATTGTTCTGCCGTAAAATCAGAATATTTGAACGGCTCACCTTTATCGCCTTTTGGCCCTTTAAGTGCGTTAAGCTGTTCAGGTGTGAAGTCAGAATATTTGAACGGCTCCCCTTTAGGCCCTGGTGGCCCTTGTGTACTTGATGCATACCGATTAATTTCTGTTTTCTTCACATAGTCATTTAATTCAGATTTTTGAGCGAAGGATCGGCCCTCTAATTTATTAACGTAACGAGTGCTAGCATCACCAGGAGTTAACGCATATTGAGCAATCTCGTTTTTCTTAATAAAAGTACCTAAATCGTTCTTATATGCAAATGTTTGAGTCGCCCAACCCTTTTGAGCGTAATTATTTATCGCATCTGTTTTAGATAAATAATCGTTCAGCTCTGTTTTTAATGCATATTTAGGGCCGCCTAGCATAGTAAGGTAATTTCTTATATCAACTTTTTTTAGATACAGATTGTCGGCTTCTTGTTTAGTTGCATACGGCGATAAATCTACATTAGCACCAGTGCCAGGTGGTCCTGGTGGCCCTTGTTCACCTCTAGGACCTTTTAAATTCTCTAATTGCTCCTGTGTGAACATATCATAAGTAAAAGGCTTTCCGTCTTTACCTGGTTCACCTTTAGGACCTGGGTCGCCATTAAGGCCATCTTTACCAGGAGCACCAGGCGGTCCAGGAGGACCTTGCAGCCCTCGCTCACCGTTTAATCCGTCAATACCATTTCGACCAGGTTCGCCAGGAGGCCCAGGAGGCCCTTGCTCTCCTGGGTCACCCTTTGGTCCTTGTAGTTTAACGATTTGAGTATTGTCTTTAACTTTGATCGTTTCGTTATTTTCGTGAATGTGTAGTTCGTCCATCATTTCCCCCTATTGCTAACGCCTTCGACTATAGTAATTTGTCCTTTAACTAGACATTTGATAGGGTGGTCGCCATTCCAGATAAATAAGTCCCATTGGTATTTACCGGCTGCTAGGGCATTTGTATCCAACGAAAGAGTGATTTTAGATGCCTCATCATTCTCTAGGTCTTCGGTAGACACGTCAATATCGAACTTAGCTTTATATTCTTCGTCCGGAGAATATTTACGAACACAGGCGAACAAACTTTCACTTGCAACAACATTGTTATAACCAATGCTAAGAGAAATCACTTCCCCTTTAATTGCATTAAAGTTGTGTAGGACTGGTAGTTTCATCTTCGTGTACCTCGTCCATTAAATCATTATGGACACAGCCCTCTGTTGGGCATGTTCCGTCTTCGTTAAGCACTTCCCAGCAGTACTCACAAAATTCCATAACAGGTACTTTACTTTCTCCGATATATTTAGGCATATTATTGTACCTCCTTAATACGTGTTACCATTTCGGTATTTAATTTGATATATTGTGCACTAATGGCCCCAGTAGGTTTTCCCATTAATAACAATCTGCGCTGAGCCTCTTCTAAGGATTTGAAGCGCGGCTCGTATTCAGATTTAATCGCATTAATCTTATCTTCCTTGGTAGGAACATACGGAGCAGGTTCGACAAACTTGCCGTCTACATAGAATTTACCTTTCATAAATTCATCAAGCATGCTATCACCATCTGCAGAGTAAATATAATCCGCTGCATCTGGCCATTCTTGTTTTGCAGTTGCTAACAACTGCTCTTGCGTTACTGTATTATCAACATAGGACGTAATTCGTTCGCCCATTTCGTTCAATACAAATACATATTGATTCATAGTAGTATCCTTTCGGAGGTGAAATTATGCGCCGTTACGCTATTATATTAAACCGTAGACAACGCAATACCATTACATTAAGGCAACTATTTAACGAGTGGCTGCCTATTCACTCTCAGTCTATCTCTGATAGCGCTGTTAAGTCTTATCGCATTGCTTTTAAACACATATCCAACATAGCGGATATGCCTATCACGGATATTCATTTTCAGCACCTTCAAAATGTGATTAATTCCATGCACGTAAAAGGACTTTCCTACTCATCTTGTAAGAAAGTCCGCACGTTACTTAATCAATTATTAAATTACGCAATCCTTAAAGATTACCCTATCACTAATTACGCCCTGCATCTAAATCTAGGGCCCAATGTGCCAACGATTAAAAGGAGAGTATTCACTCGTCAACAAATCAACAAGTTATGGGCAATAGATACATCTTATTCCCGCATGATTTTAATATTGCTCTACACCGGGCTACGTATAGGGGAACTCCTTAACTTACGTAGGCAAGATATCAATAGACGATCATCATACCTTATCGTAAGACAAGCCAAAACTAAAGCCGGCGAAGGTCGTATCATTCCCATTCATCACCGCATCATGCCTATAATAGAGCAACTACATACTAGCGATTACCTATTCACAATCAGCTACACAACATTCCGTAAGCATTTCCAGGATATCATGACGCAGCTTAACTGTAAGCATACTATCCATGATACCCGGCACACATTCGCAAGTCTACTTGATGCGGTAGCACCACCTAACGCATTACGTTCCTTACTAGGCCATAAACAAGGAGATATCACTACTAGGGTATACACGCATAAGACCATTCGTGAGCTACGCAAGTCCATAGAATTATTAAAGTAACTCCCCAGTGGGGGATAACTTGGTTTGATTCCAATAGATACTATAAAGATATTTCACTACCAATCAGCAGCACTGTGCTAA